AAGGTATATACACATATAAACACAAAAATAGGGTGGCTCGGACACTTCGTTGTCCGATGCCTAGTTAGGGGAGTATCCGAGGGCAGGGCAAAATAGATAAAGTAATGATATCGTGCCACCATGCCAACGCCAAACAATATGGCTCATATCATCGTCAAAATGTCGGGCTACGCAATCAGAATAACGCTTTACAGCTAAAAACATTCTAATCGTTGCTGTGTAAATTTTCCGCGTGTCTTAAGCTGTGCTTATTTTGTAGGGTAAAGCGTTGGAGTAAACAAAATAAGCTACGCTTAAAGAACAAGACACTTGAAAATTTGCTACGCAACTTCGCCCTTATTTTGCCATGCTATTTCGCATCCTACGTAATTTTCCTACGATGGCAGGATTTTTTTAACGGCACACAAAAAGCAAATACGTGTGCCTAAAAATCACGTTCAGCCCTGTGGGGCTTCGCGTCTGCCATTGTAGAAAAATTGCTACTTACGGGATATATAAAGGAATGAGATTAGAATATTGATTTATATATATAGTGCGCATATTTTAATCGAGGACGATTTGAGAGTCGGAACAACGATAAAGCTGTTGTTCCTTCACCATTTGAACAATTTGCTACGGCTAGAAAGCCTGTGCAAATTGCAAATGGAGAACTCTCTAAATCGGTCAGCGCAGGAACGTTATCGAATAATTGAATTTATAAACACTGTGAAAGAACGACCTTGCAAAAAGCAACTTCGTTGCTGACTTTCTAAACAAACTAATAACTTTTTTCTGATAAAGCATCGAAAAAACTTAATACTTTGTTTAGAAACTCGCAAGGTCTGACAGTGCTATGCGCTGACTTTCATGCTTGTCAAGTAGGGTAAAAAGCAGGGAGAAAAGCTTGACAAGCATTGCATCACTCGATTGTAAATATGGGCACAATATATAAAATATTCATCTAGCACATCGCTAGAACAGCCCACCACAGGGTTACGTGGAGAAAGGATTGGATATGAATAATTTACAGAATCTCACACAGGAAATCATCAATGCAGTATATGGACAGCAGGATGCAGTTAAACAGCTTAAGAACGAGCGCACACTTGAGAGCCATTTCGAAGCAATGGACGAATACGAGAGAGCAATCAACGTTCTCGCAATGAACAACAGAGGTGACAGGTTCGAGGAAATCGAAAATGAGGATGGTTCAGTTGACAAGAAGTGGTTCAGAGGACGCGACAAAGCAGACGCTAGGGAGTTGTGGAACGGCAGATTACAGTACACAATGTACAAGGCAGAATCAGACCGCTACACAGAGAAAAAAGCACCTGCAAAGGCAACAATCAAGGCTTCAATCAAGAACCTGCCAACTACGAAGGAATACAAAGCAGTTGCATCAAACAAAGAGTTCAAGCCATCACTCGGAAACATTGCTACTTACAAGGTAGTTACATACAGGTTCTATCAGAAAGCTATCGTTCTTGACCTTATAGATGCTGATAAGATTCACGATACATACCTTCGCAGAGAATCACAGGAAGATTCACCCGAAATCATCCACCTCGTATTCAGATATATGCCATACAACAAGAAAGGACAGCCTAATCCCTACGATGGACTTACACAGCTTCGTGAGTTCCTTCACTCACAGAAATTCATCGTTGAACAGAATCCTAGCAACATCAAAGAAGCTTTGGATATGCTGACAGGTCAGACAGTAAACTTCCCATCATTCTTCTCTTTGAATCTCACATCAAAGTCAGATTTGATGACAATTTACTCAGTATACGGAGATTTCACCGATTACGAAAGAGAGTTCTCAGAGAAAGATACTTCCGAGTATCAGAGCATTTCAGAATTCACACCTGTAGATGCTGACGCATTCGAAACAGAGAATCTCAAGCAGGAAATCTACAGCAAGGATTCATTCGAAAATCTTCGTAGCAACATAATCAAGTATGAGTGCCACAAGGAATTCAGAGTATCAATTCCAACAGATTATACACATCTCATAATTTCACAGATGTTCGATTGATAGCTTAATTCAGAGTAGGTAAGCTTCGGTTTACCTACTCTTCTCTTAAAAGAAAGGAGTTTACAGATGAACATAAAGGAAATCAGAAAAACAGCAGATTTGACAACAGAGGAAATGGCGAAAGCAATAGGCGTAAGCAAACAGGCTTTGTCAGCATGGGAAGCAGGAGTAAAGAGAATTCCAAATAATAGATTAGCGCAGATACAGGAAATAGCAAAAAATCCCGAAAAATATAGAATGTACAAAGTATATTTCACATATGAGGAATATCAAGAACTTATCAAAATAATGCCACATAAGGAGAGCAGGTAGACTCCGGTTTACCTGCTATTTTTTTGTTACTACGCCCGTTTACCCATTGGTAAACGAAAGGTAAACAACTAGGGTAACACGTTGGAGCAACACTCCGAGAACCCTCTCGCAAGGGTCAAGATGAACGATAGTTCTATTCGATTTGAAAGAACCAAATCGAAGAACTATCGCCCTTGCGTTCAGAACCTCTACGTGTATGAGAAAATGGTGTTCCATCAAAAAATAAAAAATCTCAGAAAGGAGATTTAGATATGAATAGACTTAAAAAGGAACTTATAGCAAGAGGATTTGTAGGGGATAAAGAAATGGACGTTATCTTAGGTAAATCAAATATTGAATGGGAAGGAAGATTCGTAGCAATTCAGAACGGATTTATAGTAGTTACAAATTGCACAAACGTACTTGACCCAATGTTCATAATTCTTGATAGAAGTTTTAATTCTATCGCATCACAGGCTATATGGTATGACAACATGACACATTGCAATCCCAACGGAGAGAAGAACCCGTGGGACGTTTCAGTATACGAAAGAGAGGTAAAGTAAATGAAGCATTTGAAATGGGTTTACCTGTTAGTCAGATATGAAGACTACACAGGAATGCATGAAGAAATCGCAGATGTAATCGCACATGACTTCACAGAAGCACTTAGAAAATATCAGATGAATCTCCTGCCATACGGAGCGCAGTTGAGATATGCAAAAGAAAGGATGTGAAAAAATGACACATATGATTTCAGAAATATTTAAATTTGAGATTTGGATAGGTGTAGATGGAGATTTATCAGACACAATATACGTAATAAAAAAATAAACTGCCACTACAAAGAAGAGTTGTCAAGATGAGAAGCACTTGACTACTCTTCTTTTTCGTAGAAACGAAAAAGATGTTCCAATTGTATCAAAGAAAGGAGATTTGGATATGAATTATAAGCGTTACATAAATAAGGTTATGGTAAAAGCAAAACAGTTTTCAGACAACGAATTTCACATTTTCATCGGCTCAAAGCTATATGCAGTTATCGACAACATCGGTGACGCTTATAGAGAATACAACAGCATAAATGAATCTACACTTAAGCAATTAGGTTATTAAAAAGGGAAGAAAGGGGAAGAAGGTTAAACCCGCGTCAAAATCGAAATCGCACACAACTTATTCAAAGAAAGGAGAAAATAAATGGAAACAATCCTATATACAAAATCAAATAATTTAATAGTGAAAACTTGCTATTTCGGTGATGCGCAGGAATTCGGAACTTGCATAGAATATCCCGATGGTAAGATACAGGTCATGGAAAATTTCAAGTCGGCTTTATTCCTGCTTGATATACATGATTTTTGGTGCAAATTCACAGGAGTTATTAAAGGCTCAACAACAATCGAAGAGGTTAATCGACACATTCGAAAAGTTTCTTGACACTTCAATCGAGAGTTGTCAAGCGGGGAAACGGCTTGACTACTCTCTCATTACGTGTCGAAGGAAAAGATGAACTCAATAATTTATCTCACGCTACTCACTTCTGTATACCAAGGTGGATGGCGCGGTTCAGATAAGTTAAAATAACAATTTTCATTTAAAGAAAGGATAAAAAATTATGAAGAACGAACAGATTGTAATGCAGACAAGAGTAAACCTTATGAACATGGGAGTTATCGGTACAACAGGCAGAAAGATGCCATGGACAGATAAGGACGGTAATCAGATTGAGATTAACGAACCTGCCGAGATTCATACAGTTGCAGGATGGAATAAGGCAGGATACAAGGTACAGGCAGGTCAGAAGTGTAAGGTGTTCATACCTATTTGGAATTACATTACACTCGACGATGGTTCACAAACAATGATTCAACGAAATGCACCATTCTTCACACCCGAACAGGTAATAAAGCGTGAAGCAGAGGAAATCGATGAAGAGGTAGCATTCGCATAAGGAGAAAAAAATGATTTGGAACTTAGTAAACATTTACAAAATTGAATATGGATAACAAGAATCAGTAACAAAGAGTAGAACCAATCCTGTGAGGTTCGAAAGCAAAAAGAAGGGAGAAGAAAAAAGCTTGAAGAAAATAGATTATGGATAAACTGCCGAAAGGCTAGGCTAGACGTTGGAACTTGAAAGTCAGTGCGCAGGGCTTCAAGAAGCGTCTAGCCGAAAGAAACCAAAACAAAAAATTGGATGGCGTAAAACGTAAGTAATACGTGGACTTATAGAAGGGATTAGCTAACATCCGTGAATAGGGCATCCGCTACTACGGTATGAGAACGGTACAGATACAAGCATCCAAATTTAAAAGGAGAAAAAATGAAAATAACATATGAATTAAAAAGAATGTTTTCAGATAAAAAAGAAGTAAAAACAACAACAGAATATGAATCAGTAGATGAACTTGTATGGGAAATTGGATTAGAAGATGATGATTATTTCAAAGTAATTAGCATGGAGTAAAAGGGGAAAATGGATAAAGAAAAGTTCAAATTTATAGAAAAATGGTGTAAAAAACATAACGCAACATGGACAAGAATAATGGAAAAAGGATTTACATATATGTTACCAAATGGGACAGAATGGTACATACAATATGATGAAATGTAAAGAGGGAAAAATGAACAGGTTAAAAAAAGAACTACCAAAAAATAAACAAGGTAAAAAAATGTATCCTGTGTGTTCATGGGAACAAAATCAACACAAATTATATAACGCACACGACAGAGTAATGAACGCGTATACAGAAGGATTAGTAGATTACGAAGTAGTAGAAAAAGTAGAAAAAGCGATGGGAGCATTTGAAGCCCATGTAATAGATGGGATAGTATACGCAACATGGGAAGACAGAAATCTAATAATGGATTATGTATTTGCATATAATGCAAGACATTGAGGAAGAAAAATGAATGATTATCTTTATGAAAGATTAACATATAAAATAGAAAATTGCAGATTTAGAAAAATAAAACAAATAGAAGAAATAATCTCAGAAGAAACAGGAGAAGAAATAAGATTAAAATACAAAGGAACAGATAATGTATTCAAAGACGGAAGATTTTCAACGTGGTTGGAATCAGAAGGAGAAGAATTAGAAATAGATTACATAAGAGATAACGAAAACAGATTTTACATAACAGGAGTATATTAAATGGAAAAATATATAAAAAGATTGATGAATGATATAGATTCAATGGAAGTAAGAATGTTTAATGATGAAGATTATATAAAAAAAGAAGATGTGAAATGGCTAATAGAAACCGATACAAAACTAAAAGATACAGTACAAAGGCTAATATCAAGAACAGTAAGTAATAGAATGAGGTCAATACCGACATGGAAATGCCCATATCATACAGAAACAGTACAAAATAGACCATGTAAAAATTATAAAAGTTGTGATGAATGCAGAAATGGATACGAAGAAGAATATAGAAACCAAATGATAGATAGGTATGTAGGAGAAGAATACAGAGAGGAATATGCAGAATGAAGAAATTCAGAACATATGAAGTATCAGAAGAAAAATTAAATAAAATGGGATATATCGATATAAGAATGGATGAAGAAGATGCATCAGTATTCAAAAAATTAAAAAATATCGGTTTTAATATAAATAAAAGAAGAAATAAACTAATTTGGTGGGATGATGATTATGCAGAGGTAATAAATAAAAGAACAGAGAATACAGTAGGAATATTAGAGGTAACATATGTATGAATAAAGAATTTATAAAAGAATTAAATTTATTGATAGGAGAAAGAAGTATAAGAGAAACAGGAGCAGATACAGGAGTAGCACCAAGTTATATAAGTGCAATGTTAAAAGGAAAATATATACCATCAGCAAAAATAATAGCAAGATTAACAGAAAAAAAGAATCATCCAAGAAATAAAATAACAAAAGAGAAAATGATGAAATCAGCAGGATATCTATAAAGGAGAGAAATGAGTTATCCAACAAAATATGTAGCAATAAAAAATGAATGTAATTTAAGATGTAATTATTGCGGAAATGAATTAGAAGATGAACAAACATATATAAAATTAAATTTCTGTCCATGTTGCGGAAGAAGGGTGGAAGAAATAGTAAGAGAGGTATATAGATGGGATGAAATCGAAGGAAGGATGATAAAAATTTGAAAAGAATATTATTACAAGCAGGATTAACAATTAGTTTATTGGTATTAGTAAGTTGCATATTAGTAACAGCAATAATGATAATGAGGTGAAAAATGATAATAAAAGATAAAAGAATAGAAACAAGAATAAAAGATATTACATGGGGAACAGTATTTGAAAAAGATGGAAAAGTATATATTAAAACAGAATATTTATATGCAGAATTAGAAGAAGAAGAATCGGTAACAAATGCAGTAGATTTGAATAATGGAATAGCAGAATGTTTCGGAGATGAAGAAAAAGTACACGTATTAAATGAAGCTATATTGACATATTAAGTGCCATTACGCTCACTAACTTGTCAAGCTGAAAAACGCTTGACAATCGCTCACTACATGGCAATTCAATCATCAGTTATTTAGAGAATCCCAAAAAGATTCTCTTTTTTGTTACTTAAAAACATGAAAGACCTTGAAAGTAAAGGAGAAAAAAGAAAATGGTAAATGTAAAAGAAGCACAGAAATATCTCAGATTTTATGGTTACAGAACAACAGAGGGTGGAGTAAATAAGATTCTTAAGAATTTGGAAGTAAATAAAGCAGGATTAAGAGATAAGTTAAGATTGCATGAGAATTGGGACGAGGAAGCACAGGCAATCGTATTAAAGAACACAGAGTACCCAAGACCGTTTACAAACAGAACGCTCATAAGTTTCAATTCATGGGCAATAAATAAAAAGGAAAAATTACAGGAATCAAAGGCAACAGAAGATAAATCAGAGGTTTATTACATAAATAAGCTTGATGATATTAGGTCAATGATTCGTTATGCAAATAGAAATAATAAAAAAGTAGAAATAGATGGAAAGGATGTAAGAGAAATACAGGAAGATGCTCAGAAAGAGTATGAGGATTTTCAAGAGAGAACAGAGGGATTATGCAAGATAAAAGAAGATGATGAAAAGAGTTACTTCATCACAAGGGAGCAGAAAACAAAAATTGATGGAGTATATAATGCTCTGTGCTATATAAAGGATTATTGTACAGAAAGCAATCTAACAGCAGAAAATGCAGAAAAAATAAATAATTACATCAACATAAATGCATCAGCAAATCAGAAATTAAGCAGAGTAATCAATAAGCTGTGTACAGAAATCGGATTAAACGAGATTACAGAAACACAGACAGATACAATACAGGAAAGAAATGAGCAGGGAGAATTAGAAACAAGACAGGTAACAAGAGAAGTAGGATATCAGCGTCAGTTCAACATCATGGCAGAAGGATTGAATACAAATACATATAAGGTACATACAATCATATCAATAAATCCAATGGATTTTTGGGGAATGTCATTGTTACATAAAGTAGCAAGTTGTCAAACAATAGATATCTTCAATTTTGGAAAAAGAGATAAGTCATATTCGGGACAGTATTCGGGTGGAACAACATCGCTTATGTTGGATAAAACAACAGTAGTAATGTACACAGTTGCAGAGGATTATGCAGGAAATCTTTATTATATACAGGATAAAATGAATAGATGTTTATTCAGTATAAATGAAGAAGGAAGTGTAATCATACAGCACGTAGTATATCCCGATGCAAGAGATGGTGGCGACCCAAATAAGTCAAAGCAGTACAGAGAATTGATGCAGAAAATAGTATCAGAACTTTGGGGTCATGAGAATAATTGGGTAAAGAAGCCATATGATTACATGAATGATTACTCAACAAAAAAGGGATTGCACTATGCAGATACAACTTGCAATAGAAATTCAACAATTTCTCTGTTAAAGAATTATGGAAGAGAATATAAAAGAGTAGTAATTGGAGCAGAAGATGCAATTTGTCCTGTATGTGGAAGAAAGCATAGAAATACAGGAAACATCATGTGCTACGAATGCAAAGGAGAAAATTATAGAAGAGAATTAGCAATAAGAGATATTTATGAAACAAATGCAGAATTTGAGGATGCACCTGTACCATCATTCGCGAATTATGATTTACCTGTAATAAACACAGAGAACACAGAAGCAAATAACACAGAAAATAATGACATGACAACAGTAACCTGTGAGCATTGTGGAGAGGTAATAGATATCGATAGTGCAGTAGAAATTGATGGAAATTACTACTGTGAAGATTGCGTAGAAGATGCAGGATATCATTACATCGATTCAATCGAGGAATACAGACACGAAGATAATGGAATTGTAGAAACAGAAGATGATGGATGGCAGTTAGAAGATGATTGTTTCATGGACAATAGAACAGAGGAATGGTATCACGCAGACCCCGAAGTGGTAACAGAGGATGGAAATCAGTACATTTCATATGACAATGCATATGATGATGGATACGAGATTGATAGAGAAGGAAATTGGTATCCACAAGATGAAATGGTATTAGATGAAAGAAATGGAGTAAATGTACACCAAAGTGATTGTGTAGAAATGGATGATGGAACGTATTTCGTAGATGAAGAAACAGCAGAAGAAAATGGATATAGACGCACAGCGTATGATGAATGGCTAAGAGAAGAAGAAGTGTTCTATGACGAATATGAAAATGAGTATTACTCATATGAAGACGAGGAAGTAATAGAAATCAACGGAAGATATTATGGTTCAACAGAATCAGCAGAAAATGATGGATATGTACAAGTTGATGATGAATGGTACAGAGAAGATGAAGTATTCTTCGATGAATTAACATCAACACATTTCGTAGCACATGAAGCAGAAGTACATACAGAAGATGATAAATACTTCCTGTTCGAAACATCAGCAATAATGGCAGGTTATAGAGAAACAGAAAACGGATGGGTGCTTAGAGAGGAAAGGGAAAGCGCATGAGTGGATGGAATCTAACAAGAAAAGATTACACGAAAAAAGGAATAAAGAATAAGAGAATGAACAATAAGTTCATTAAAATCTGTAAATTGAATAAGGTACAGTTAAAGAGATATTTAGAGAATGAATTAAAGAAATATTATAAGAATGTAATCTCACAAGAAGGATTCCTGTATGTAAAAGGAAGAGATAAAATCTGTCTGACAGCGCACATGGACACAGTACATAAGGACGTAGTAAGTGAATACTACGTCCTTAAAGAAGGTAAAAAAACAATTGTTTCATCACCGCAGGGAATTGGTGGAGATGATAGATGTGGAATATTTATGATTCTCAAAATATTAGAAAGAACAACTTATAGACCAACAATCGTATTTTGTGAAGATGAAGAGGTAGGAGGTGTAGGAAGTAGAAAATTCTGTAATACAAAATTCATCAAGGATTTGGAAAAGATGTACTTCTTAATTGAGTTAGACAGAATGGGAAGTAATGATTTGGTATATTACCAAGACGAGAATAAAATTTTTCACAAGTTTGCAGAAGAGGTAACAGGATATATACAAAATTGGGGTTCATTCTCAGACATAAGCAATCTATCTCCTGCTTGTAAAGTATCAAGCGTGAATATAAGTTGCGGATATTACAATGCACATAGAAATGAAGAGTATGTTGTAATGGAAGAAATGGAAAATTCAATAAAAGCAACTATAAAGTTAATTGAAGCAGGATTAGAAAAAAAAGAACAGTTTAAGTATAAGAAAAGAGAATATGAAACACATACATATAGAGGATTTAGCAATGGTTATGAATATTACACACCGAGAAATTGGATAACAAATAATAGGTGGGATGAAAAAAAGAAAAAAGATATTACATTATACATTCAGTATATGAAAAATGGTGTTGAATGTGATGATGCATTGTATGGAGAAGATGAAGATGCATTATGGGGAGAATTCTTTAAAGAACATGGAGATGTATGTTTTAATGATGTATTAGATTACGAGGTATATGAAGATGAAGATTTAATTGATTGTAAAGAAGACGATGAATACGATGAATATAATAACCTAATAAAAAAGTATACAGAAAACACCCCTTGAAAAGGGGTGTTTTAAATGAGGTGAAAAAATGAGAACAAGAGAAGTATTAAAGCACGTAACAATAATGTTAGAAGCATTGGAAGATAATACAAAATTAACAGAAGAAGTAAAGAGTACATATGGATATAATTCGGGATGGTGGGGAAGTGATAGAGTATATTATGACAGATGGAAAGTAAAAAACGTAATACCATATAGCGGTGGAAACGGGAAGGTGACAAAAACAGCATTAAAGAAAGTGAAATCATTTCTAGAAGAAGCAACAAAATATGGATTTATAGGAGATGTAAGATTAGAGCAAGGTTATGGAATGTGGGCAACAACAAGAACAGGAACAGTAGAAGAAAAAAAAGGTGAGATAAGCTTATACCATACATTCAGTTCAGATTCAAATTTTTATAAAGTAATAGAAGGAAGAATTACAAGTGAGCAATTAACAACAAAAGAATTAAAAAAATACATAGAAGAAAAAAAATTATGAAAAGGAAAAAAGATATAAGGAGAAAAAATAAATGAGAAAATATGTACTAATAGCAAATGTGTATTTTTTAGACCCAATAACAAATGAAGAATACACAAAGCCAAGATATGTAGCAACCCAAGGAGAAAAACGTTTATTAACATTCAAAGATAGAATAGATGAAAATACAAAAGTATTTGAAACAGCGACAGAAGCAGGAAAATATTTAGATGAACATTTTGGAGATGAATCAAGAAGAAGTCAGTTCACAAAAATGGACATAATTGAGATTATCTAAGGAGAAAAAATGTAAAAAAGAATTTTAGATATGTATAACGAAAATGATTTAATATTCAACTTAGCATTAGACAATATGATAAGAATAGGAAGAGAAAATGCATTAAAAATAACGGATGAAGAAATAAAAAATTGTAAAATAAATATGTTTGCAGATAATGCCGCGCAAATGTTCATGAGAATGACAAGAGAATTAGCAAAATGCGAAGAAGAGGAAAGATTTTCAGTAATAAAGTTTATAGAAATAGAAAAACCAATAAATACAACAGGTTTTAAACCAAGAAAAAGGAGATAAATGTATATAGGGAATGAGAATCCGTGTAAAGGATGTAAATATTATAATGTGTGTGGTTCATACACAAGAAAAGAGCCATGTCAAGGAAGAGAAGAAAAAAAATAAAGGGAATGTAAATTTTAGTGTGTTTAAGAAAAGTAAACATAACAAAAGGACTAATAAAATCTAGTTTTTATTGGAAAGGAGAATGTTAAATGAAATATGGAGATACAAAAGGCAAATGGCTTTATGATATTTTTCTTGATGACTTATGCGTAGGCAATCAAGGAGATGAAGCATTTGATACAAAGAAAGAAGCAGAGATAGATGCTAAAGAGTATTTAGAAGAGGCTCTTTCAAAAGAATACGGAAGAAATGAAGACGATTTCAAGATTGAATACTATCAAGCACAATACTAATAAAACCTAATTTTCATTAAAAAAAGGAGAGTAAAGAATGAGTTATTACGACATTCACATGACAGTAGAGGACGATTGTAAAGAAGGTTATTCTGTATTTGTAGAAGCTACAGACGAAAACGAAGCCGTACAAATCATGACAGATAATCATCTTTACGAAGAAGCCGAAGATTTAAATAACATTGATTATATTGGTGAAATAAGCGAAAAAGAGTATAAAGAAGCGAAAGGGATTAAATAAAAATAAATTTTCATTGGGTATTTAACATTTTGACAAGTGCAAACACACAAAAGTTTAAATACCCAAAATAAATACACCACTCTCCCACATATTCAAAAGAACTTCAAGGGCTTCGCAAGTTGCTTCGCAACCCTTGATGGTCTTTTATCATATGTGGATTTTTTATCTTAATCAATTTTAAAAAAGGAGAAAAAATGTCAGTTATAAGACTTACAACAGATGAATTTTACGAGGTATTAACATTCCATATGAGTACAGAAGAGGAAGTAAAAGTATGGAATCATATAGAAGAAAATGGATTTCTGTTTAACGAATATATATTGACAATAAAAGGAAAGTATTTTGGAATAGATACAGATTTAGTGTATAGAGTATGGATAAAAGGAGAAAAAGAAGAACAGAAAATAAAAATAAGAGAAATAATAAAAGAAGAATCGGGGAAATTGGAAAAAGAGGAATATGAAACAACAATAAATCAATTCCTGTCAAGTTTAGAAGAATCATTAACATATGAAGTAGAAAGAAGAAAAAGAAAGGAAAAAGGAAAGAAAAAATTATTTGAAGCAGACCATATATTAGCACCAATGTATTTTATGAGATATTGCATATATAAAGCAATGAACAGAGAATACATAGAAGTAACAGAAACAAAAAAAAGATATAAGCCAATAAAAGAAAGAGCAAAAGCAAAACCTAAAACAGAATACAAACTTTTTGAAATAATAAGAAAATATGAAAGGCATATAAATCATAATAGACATAATATGACTTGTGAACATTGGGAAGTAAAGGGACATTTTAGACATTATAAAAATGGGAAAGTGGTATATATAAAGCCATTTAGTAAAGGTAAAAACAAAGAAGCAAAAGTAGAAAATAGAATATATAAATTATGAGGTGAAAATGTTTATAAGAGATTCAAATGGAGCATTATTAAACCTAAATAATATAGTAAAAATGAATGTGCAATTAACAGAGGAATATAGCGCAGTAGTAGCACATTATGTAGATGAAAACGGAAAAGGAGCAACAAGAACAATATATAAGGATAAAGAGTTACAATATTGTCAACAAGCATTAGAAAATATAGCGAGAAAAGTAGCTGTAAATTACGAAGTGTGGGAGGTATAAAATGAAGATTCTAATTGAAGTAACAAAAAATGATTTGAAAGATGGAATGGTTAAAGCATATGAAAATTTCGCAAAGAAAGGTGGCTTTAGAGTATTAGAAACGTCAATATTCAGATGCACAAGAATTGAGGTATCAAAAGAGGTAGATGAATACTTTTGGGATTATTACAGAAAGAAAGCGAAAGAAAATGATAAGAACATGACAGAAGAAGAAATAACAGGTGCAATAGCAATGCTAATGCTACAGAACGGAGCAAAAAGAAATGAATCGTTAGAACCGTGGACAGTAGTAATGGAAGATGATTTTGTAGTAAATGAGGAAAAAAACTAATTTGACATAATAGGTAAACCAAGTTAAGTTTCTATTATCAAATAAAGGAGAAGAAAAATGGTAAAACCAAGAAAAAATATAATAGGAACAAAACATGGAAGATTAAAAATAGAAAAACAAGTAGAGGATTATATATCGCCAAAAGGGATACATTATGCAAGATATAAATGTGTATGTGAATGTGGAAATATAAGATATTACACAATAGCAAATCTAAGAGATAAAAGGATAATGTCATGTGGATGTATAAATTATGAAGTAGTAAAAGATGAAAGAAGATTAAAAAAAAGAAATAAATATGATTTAAGTGGAGATTATGGAATAGGCTATACGAAAGAAGGTGAGGAATTTTGGTTTGATAAAGAAGATTATGAAAAAATTAAAGATTACAATTGGAATTACGACAAAAATGGGTATCTAAGTACAATAATAACAGAAAAAGGAAAGAAAAAGAAAATAACATTACATAGAATGGTAATGGGGGAAATACCAAAAAAAATGATAGTAGACCACAAAATACATCCACATGGAAGAAAAAATAAAAAAGATAACAGAAAAAAGAATTTAGAAATAAAAACAAATTCACAAAACATGATGAATGTAGAATATTACAAAAATAACACGAGTGGATGTATGGGAGTAACAAAAAATAATAGATGTAACACATGGATAGCAAGAATACAAGTAGAAGGAAAAAGAAAATATTTAGGAAGCTACAAAACAAAAAAAGAAGCAATAGAAGCAAGAAAAGAAGCAGAAATAAAATATTTTGGAGAATATGCAAATAATAGAATAAAGGAGAAAGAAAATGGCATTAGGAATGACAATCTTTAATTCAAGAACAACACCATGGAAGGATAATGGAGAAATCGTAAGAGGGGCAACAACATCGGCACAGGCAATTACATTAGCAGGTCTAAATTGGCGTGTAGAAGAAAAGAAGGTATACACAGAAGACGGAATCTTGATTCCAAAGACAACAGCAAATGTAAGAAGTTCAGATGGTAAGCCACTAGGAATTGTAGGTGACAGATACACAGTAGTACAGAATGAAGATGCATTTGCATTCACAGATTCACTTCTCGGAGAAGGAGTAACATACGAAACAGCAGGAAGTCTTAGAGATGGAAGAATTATTTGGCTTCTTGCAAAGATGCCCGAAAACGTAACAATTTTGGGTGATGAAGTAACACCATATATGGTATTTACAAATACACATGATGGAAGCGGTTCAGTAAAAGTTGCAATGACACCAATCAGAGTAATCTGTCAGAACACATTGAATCTTGCAATCAAAACAGCAACAAGAATGTGGACAGCAAGACATACAGGAAGCATTGCAAACAGATTGCAGGATGCAACAGAAACATTGCAGTTAGCAAATAAGTATATGACAGAAATGAAGACAACATTCGATAATCTGTACACAATCAAGTTAAATAACAAAGATGTGGAAGATTTAATTAACAAAATTGTACCAATCGATGAAGCATGGAAAGATACACAGAAAAAGAATATGGAAGGAATCAGAGAAGATATTAGATTCAGATTCTTTAATGCACCAGATTTAAGTGAATTGCAAATGACGGGAGCGAGAATGGTACAGGCAGTAGCAGATACAGCATCACATATCGAACCAATCAGAGTAACAAGATATGCAGAAGAAAACAAGATGAAGAAAGCAATAGAAGGAGATGGACTTCTAGATAGAACATTAGAACTTTTGGTTGCATAAAAGAGAGCAGGAGGAAACTCCTGCTCTATTCAATTAAGGAGAAAAAATGAGAATATTGATGGATATGTGGGAAGGAGAAGCCACAGAAATAGAAGAAATAGGAAGAAAAGATTTAATCAAATGTTGGGAAAAAGAGGATAGAGGAAACAAATATCCAACATATTTAGAATTGCAATTCGACTATGAATATGAAGGATGTTATCAAATTGATTGTAATGAAAAGGAATATAAGAAAGCAAAAGAAAATTACAACGAAGTAATAAATAGTTTATTAACAAAAGGATTTGCAAAAGCAAGTTGGTTTAAAATAATATGGAGTTAAAAAATGAAAGGAATAGTTGAACTAAATAAAAAAAAGATAGAAAGAATCAAAGATAATTTAAAAGCATTTGATGTAAATATAAGAGATTATAAGATAACAGAAGGAGATATTGAAGGATATTATGTATATGTACCTAAAAATGCAGAATCATGGATGTATTATTGTAAAACATTAAAAGAATTAGATGGATGGATGATAGGTGTAGTACAAGGACTAAACAGAAAAGAATTAAAAGAATTGTGGCAAAAAAATAGAGATTTTTATTTATTTGAAGAAAGGAGAAATAATGAAAATAGATAAAAATCTATTTGATGAATGTATTGATATGGAATGCGAAATAAAAAGAGTATGCCTAAATGGATATAAAGGGATTCCAAAAGAATTAGAAAATGAAGCAAGAAAAATAGATGGAGATGATTATATGGAATCATACTTCGCAATTGATATCAATGAAAATGGAGCAATGATAGTTTATATGGATGAAAAAAACGGATATACAGAAATTTGTAAATGTGATAATTGGAAAGAAGCAGAAAAATATTATGATGAAAATAAAGGAGATAAATGGTAGTAATAGGAACAAAAATGTATTTCAATACAGAAGATACAGAATTGAAAGAACATAACGGAACAAAAGTAAAAGTAATAAGAGCATTAACAGAAAAAGAAGCAAATATAGAAGAAGTAGGAAGAATGTATAAATGTAAGTTCGAAAACGGAGAAATATACGATGTATTTGAAGATGAATTAACGTGAGGTGAATATGGAAAAATGGGAGTTAAAACCTGTAAAAGACAGAGCAAAATCATTTTACGGAAAAGCATATGTAGAAAAAGATGAGTTGGGAAATGAATATTTATATAGTTACGGAACAAAATTATTAAGAAAGGATTATGAAGGAAGATTAACAAAATATTGGGATGGATGGACAACAACAACAGGTAGACATATTAAGGAATTTGCAGGAATAACAAAGAAAGAATATATGCAATTACACGAAGAATAAGGAGAAAAGAAAATGAGAAATGAAATTTATGATATTTCAGCAATGATTGGAAACGATGTAAAAGAAGGAAGAATTACATTTAATGATAATTGGAAATATGACAAGGAAGTTGCAACAGTAATTGAAAAGGCAATAAATTTCAGTAAGAAAAGCGGGAAAGCAATCAAGGAATGCATTGAAAAGAAAAAAGAGGAAATGGCGAATGGGTATCTTCTCGTAAAAGAACATGATTTCAATGAAATAACAAGAGGATTCATCGCAGGATTGGAATTAGGTGGATTTACAGAAGGTTCAAATAAGAAAATCATGGATGAAGCAGAAAAGAATTGGGATTCAATAGCATTTGATGGAGTAAATAATGTAAAATCGGGTGCTATATATTCAGCATTACTTCTAAATGCAAAAGATAGACAGCATTACAAAGATATGGGAATGATAACATTACAGGAATTAACAAGAAAGTGCCTTGCAATGATGGATGAAGGAAATAAAGATAAATTCGTAATTGTAGAAAATGGAAGAGGATTTAGTATCTGTAAAGGATTCGAAAATTCAAATGATGAAATTGCGTCAAGAATCGGAACAGAAAACGGAATGCATCCAAGAGATTTGGTAATGTTAGCATAAAGGAGAAAAAATGTTAATAAATGAAATAATAAATAATCTTGAATGTCTAAAAAATAAATATGGAAATATATCGGTAGTATTTAAACCATATAATTCATATTATATAGAAAATGTAATAGAATTAAATGTACAAAATTGTTACATAGGAGATGATGAAGAAACAACAAAATGCGTAGTAATGGAATCGAGTAGACAAATAGGAGGAATGGAATAAATGAAAAAGTAAAATTCGATGCATTATGTGACGCAAGAATGATACATATGTATTCGGGAATGTTAAGAGAAGCATTATGTGAAGAAAAGGAAAAAGATGCAGGAGTATATGTAAACAAAATATATAAATTATGTGAGCATATAATGACAAATAGTTGGAAAAAGGAGAATAATATTTGAGATACATCGCAACAGATGAAGCAATAGCAAAGGCAAATGAATATGGATTAACAGAACATGAAGTAAAACAAGAATACAAAGCAAGATTAAAGTTATATAGTGAAGAAAAGTTAGATGATTTGGTATTTGATTGGAAAGGAAAAGAAATTGTAGTATTACCAATAGGAGCAAAAACAGTAATGATGTTCGTATACGGACAGGAATTAAAGGGAAGTTATGAAGATTTGCCAATGTACCAATACAAGAATAATAAATGGGTGAAGAGTGATTGAAAACAATCACTCTTCTTTTTATTAGAATTTAATAAGAGGTTAATAGAATAAAAGAACAATTTTTCGTATATTGGAGAAAAGATGAAAAAGGATGAATGGATTCTATCAAAGGAATTGGGAAGGTTGAGAAAATATGGATTATATCTAAATGCAGAAAGAATAAAGAAAAATGAAAAATATAACATAGTACATGAAAGAAGCAGAAATGTATTAGAACCATCATGTTCAGTAGAAGAAATAATGGGAATAACAAATGTACTTGAGTGGTACATAAAAAAAACGAGGGAAATAAATGAACAAACTAACAAAGGCACAAACAATATGGGTAGCGATAGGAATAACGTTAGTGTTCCTTAATATAGGATTTATAATTGTAGCAATTCCAATATGGGGAATAGTATTTATACAATATCAAATAAAAAAACCAAAGAAATTAAACGAAGAAGTTGAAGAAGTTCCAATAGAAGAAGAACAAAATATAGACCAATTAAGAGCATTATATGAAAAGGAAGAAAAAGAAAGGCAAAAATGGATAGAATACAGAAGAAATGTAGATTTAAGACAGTTCAAAGGAAGAAATAATGTAACAAAAGAAGAAGTAGCTGAATATTTATGGTATCACAAAAATTGGGAAGGTAAAAAAGAAAAGATAATAATTTTAGATGAAATAATGAAGGTGTGTAATATAAATGAAGAAGATGTTAAGTGGGTAATGAAAGAACATTATAATCACGAAGCAGAAAATGGGTCAATAGGAGCAGGACATTACATAAGAAATGAAGAAACAAGAAGAATAATAGAATATGAAAGAAAGAAAGCATGGGAATACGATAGAAAAATAGAGGAAAGATTAAATAGATGTGATGAAGTAATGATAAAAAGAAATCCACAATTAAAAGAAAGATTAGAAAAAAGAAACAAAGAAAATGAAAGATTCGAATACATATTCAACTACGAAGGATGGTTGAAAAAGAAAGGGTATGTATGATTAGCACAAAAAGATTATTCAAATTTTCAGCAGTAATGTGGGCAACAGGAAAAGCGTTAAAAACACAACATCCTACAGAAAATAGTCCATTATTTGAAAAAAATGAATATATAAGCCCGTTTAGATTGCCAATGCTTTCACATCCTGCATTTGGAAATACGTTTGTATGGAACAAGAACAATGTAAATAAAGATGAAATAGCAGAGAAAATGGCAGAAAAAATTTGCGATTCAGTAAATATGCAGGAGAATGTTGAATTGATTCCTGTATATTGTAAAACAGGAGCAAATACAATCAAAGTAAAATTAAAGCCAATGAATAGCATAAAGAAAAGCTTTAATCTTCAAAGGCAGATTAAGTACGCTGTAGGAAATGAAGAAACAAGAATATATCCCGAAGGAGATAAAATTGTAATAGAAATACCAAACAAAGGAGAAATGGTAAGATTTGGAGATTTCATGCATGATTCAGATTTCAGAATTGAATCATCAAAAACAATGATTCCAATAGGGAAGGATGTAGAAGGAAAAATTGAATATGGTGATTTAGCAAAGATGCCACATATGCTTGTTGCAGGAACAACGGGAAGTGGTAAATCAGTATTTCTAAATGGCGTAATCACAGCATTGTTAATGAAAAATACACCTTATGACATGAAAATGATTCTAATTGACCCGAAGATGGTTGAATTTAGAAGATACGAAAATTTGAATTATGTAAAATACATAACAGATTCAGATAAAGCAATATCAATACTGAATAGTCTATGCGAAGAAATGGATAAAAGATATCAGTTAATGGCAAACCATGGATGTAGAGAAATAGATTCATTCAATGCAAAATATCCGTCAAAAAGGTTGCCAAAAATTGTGCTAGTCGTAGATGAATTAGCAGATATGATGGTGAATAAGTTATACGGAAAACAGGTTGAAAGAAATATCATAAGAATAGCACAGAAAGCAAGAGCAAGTGGTATTCACATGATTTTAGCAACACAAAGACCATCAAAGGAAGTTGTAACAGGATTGATTAAAGCAAATATTCCATGCAGGGTGTGTCTATCAGTAAATTCAAGAACAGATAGCATGATTGTATTAGACCAAGTAGGAGCAGAAAAACTACAAGGTCATGGAGATATGTTATATCTAAACGGAACAGATAATAAAGAAGCAAAAAGATTACAGGCAGGAATGATAACAGATAATGAAATATGTAACGTAGTAATCCCATTAGCATTAGACAATCAAAAAGAATACGCAGAAAAATTTCCATGGGAAAAGATGAGTGAAAAGATAAGGGAATATTATGGAAGATAAAAAAAGATTAAAAAGATTATATAAAGACTATGCGATAGGATATGAATATAATGGATGGGAAATATCAATAACAGGGAGTATAAAAGGGAAATCAGATGTGTATATAGGTATAGAAAATGACAAAGGGAAATATGTAACATATATATTATATGGAGAATTTGAAGAAGTAATGAAAGTGTTTAGAAGAAAATATAAGAAGTGGATAAAAGATTTAGAAAAAGAAGAAATAAAAAAATAAAGGAGAAAAAATGAAAGTAGTATTATATTCAATTGACAAAGAAGGAAATAAATACTTTGATTACACAAACGATAAAGAATATATAGAAGTAATGAATAAAATGCAAACAGATTTTCCGAGCATAATAGCGATAATACCAATGATAGATATTGGATATTATAAAATGGAAAAAGAAGAAAACAAAAAATTGAAAAATAAAATAGCAATGGCAAAGTATGAATTAGAAAGGGAAATATGAACAAAAAAACATCATGCATAACAGATGAACAATTCAATAGAATAATAAATCTAATCCATGATGGTTCGGGAGATGGGAAAATAAAAAAATCAGAAGAAATAGCCTTAATCTTAACAATAACAGGAAATTGTGCATTAAGAATAGGAGATTGCACAAAGTTAAGATTAAGGTCTTTTTTAAAGGAAGGAGATGATTATAAGTATAATATAGTAGAAGAAAAAACAGGAAAAAAGAGAACGTGTATAATTCCAAAAGAAATATATGTGTTGATTAAAGAATATGCAGAAAAGAAAGGAAAAAGTAAAGAGGAAATAATATTTAATCACACAATAAGGTCAATACAATATAAATTGGAGAATGTAGCAAAATATTTAGGTGAGGATTATAAGGATATATCAACACATTCGTTCAGAAAATGTGCAGGAATGAGAATGTACAAATTATCGGGAAATGATATAGAACTAACAAGAAAATATTTGAACCATTCTTCAATAAGTACAACACAAAGATATTTGGGAGTAGATAACGAAGAAATAAATAAAATATTAAGGTCAAGCTATAAAATACCATATAAGGAGCAAAAATGATAATAAATATGACAAAAGAGGAAGTAAAAGAATATTATGGAAAAAAATATAGAAAAATATTAAAGGAATTAGAAAATAAAAAAGCAGAAAAATATGAAATAGATGATAATTGTGGAATATGGTTAGAAATGTGGTGTAAGGTGAAGGGAGAAAAATTAAAAATAAATATAGGAATAGATGATAAATATCATACACGGTATAAAAATCAAGAAATATTAACATGGAAATCACAAGATGAAGTAGTGAATTATATAAGAAAATTATAAGGAGAAAAAAATGAATAAGAAAATAATATATTTTTTAACAGCAATAATTATAATATCAATAACATACGGAAGAATGTCAGTAAAATCAAATGCAAGTGAATATGCAGAAGAATGGTTAAAGAAAAAACAACAGCAACAAAAAGAATATATGCAAGAATTAGAAAAGGATGGAAATTTAACAGAAGAAGCATATAAAGCAATAACAAAGGGAAATGGAAATGCATATGGCAAAGTGAATAAGAAAGAAAAGAAAGAAAAAAAGAATAATAAATCAGATTATACAATAGTATATGGAGTAGACGAACTTCATGTAGTAGGATTACCAACAGATGAAAATGGATATACGAAAGCAGGTAAATATGAAAAATAAAAGAAGAATATAAAATAGAAAAAGCATAATAGCAGAGCCTAGAAAAAATCTAGGCTCTTTTTTTTGCATTGCGCACCAAGGGGAAAATATGCTGTAAAATAGCGGAAGCCAAAAGCCCCGCGCCGACTCGATTAGTCAATTTCGGAAGCCAAACTTTCGTACTTGTCGTGAAGCTGTTCCTGCACATCAACGATACAATCCATGGCAAAATCTACGCTTTGCAAGTTGATTAACATAGATTGCGCCAATTCAAGTTCGCTCGAAACATCTTTGATAACTGCACAAGAAGCTTAAAGGCAATCGAAATGAAATTTAATGGAATTATTTAGTATGAAACAGCAAAAGGACTAGCCGAAGCTAATCCTTTTGCCGAAAAGAGGAAACTTAATGTCAAAGATGTTTTTCTATCACAAGAGTCCTGTTAGATATAATAGTGCTTATTCGCCTTGGGGTTAGGTCTACAATTTCTGCAATGCATTCATACGTGAGTCCATCGATGTAGCACATTTTCAAGATTTCTCTATCTCTCTTACTATGTATCCATTCATCAATCACGTTATTCATTTCTGAATTACTGTAATCCCGCATTTATCCCCCGAAAAATAAGCCGACTACTAGAATGTAATCGGCTCATTGGCTCTAAGAATATTATAGGATGGTTTACCTATAAAGACAAATTACCAACCTTATAAATAAAATCCCTGCAAGAAGTTTTTGGAATAAACTCGCCGCTATAAACAACACAATCCTTTCTTACACCATCATATTTATAAGGGTCAACATAAATAAAATCTACAATATCATCAAGGGTGTATCCTAATTCATCTGTAATACGTTTAATAAAATTATGGATAATCACTAAAATATCCTTGTAATTTGTAGCACCTTCATAGTAACTAGCTGACTCGTAATAAAAATAACAATGAAGCAAAGTCATCATTACTTGGTTGAGAAAAACAGGGTCATCAGTAATCTTTGCAATCTCCCAATATGGTTCACTAGCCGAAATTATATAATCATTAAAATTTTCAAACAAATATCCCCTGTCATTCGTAGGTTTTCTTGTTATACTTTCGGGATTGTCAACCCACCTATAAGTATAAATATCGTAATAATCAAAATCTTTTTTTAGCTGATATATTGCTGATAATACACAGGAGTTAAAATATATGTCTTCATGCGTTACCAAATCCTTTCGGAAGTTGATATTGTAAGGAACAATAAGATTTTCCATCGAATACCATTTTCCATGTAACCAAGCTTGTTTATGAGCAAATTCGGTATGACATTCATCTTTGGCTTCGTTGTATGCTCTCATAATCGTGCTTACAACATAAATTTTATGGTCAGAAGACAGGATATAGTTTTTTATCTTCAACAAGATATTATCTTCAAAATAATCATCTTGGTCACAGAAGAATACCCATTGTCCTTTAACGCTTTCCATGCCTTTTCTGCGTGTATTGCTAGGGCAATGAATATTCGTATCTGTTTCCGCAAAAATCATGTCAAAATCAAAATGCGATTTTAACTGCTCCCTGTAACCTAAATCATCTGAATTATCATCCACAATGATAATCTCCAAGTCATCATTTGAAATACGCTGTCTTGTCAGAGAATTAAACAATCTAAATATTGTCTTTTCGGGATTATGGCATGGTATAACCAAGCTAAAAAATTTAGATGTTGAAATCATCATCACTACCTACTACCTTAATTAAATTCCATCTTGCTCTAAATGCTGTTGTACAAGTACCTATACCAATAGCGGAATGGTATCTTGTAGCACCTGCGCTATTTTTATAAGCAACAGTTTTTTTAGATAAATTAACGCCAACAGTTCCTACAGAACCTAAAGAAGCAATTTGAGGTACTGCCTGTGCTGTAGTTGAAGTACCTGTCCCTGCGGGATGGAATGTGGCTGAAATATAATACGCCTGTGCGCCCCTCCAAGCACCTGTACTCTTATTTCTTGTATGAGTATACAAAACGTAACAAGCACCATCTTCAAGTTCAATAGTTTCACCACTAGCAACCAATACACCATTTATGACCCCACGACAAAGTGATTGCGCACCATTAGCGAAGAAATTTCCTCTACCATCAATTGAAAAAATATTACTATCAGAAGCATCGGTAATACAATTGTAATTAGTTTTAGTTGATGAACCATGTGCAAATACAACTCTATCGTTATCTGCCATAGTACCATTTCTAAGAAGAACTCCTGTTACTCCATTATATCCTTCGGCATGGTCATAATCATTTGCCGCAACACTCATATATCCTTCGGCATGGGAATAATTACCTACTGCGTTGGAAGAATCCCCTTCTGCTACCTTAGCTTGAAGTTTAACATAGCTTGTTGCGTTGCTACCATCACGCTTCATTCCAATTGAATCTATACCAACCAAAATATAATTAGTTCCGTCAAATACAAAAGTAGCAATATCACCTGCTTGTATTGTATTAGCTGTAATAGCACTACCTCTATAATAGATTGCTTTAGCCCCTCTACTATTTATATTTAAGGTAGCATTAGCGGGTACAGCGTAAGTAAATTTAACAGAAACATATCCACCTGTCCGAAGCGCATAATTACTTAATGTAGCTACTTTAGCAGTTGTAGCGGCGGCTGTATCGCAAGTAGCATACCCAAATCCCAATACTCTAGGGTCTACATCATTCCAATCTGTACCATGACTTAACCATAACCAATCTGTACCATTATACATATAATAATTAACACGATTGGCGGCACCTGCGCATTGGATACAAGTTCCTGTTGGGTAACTTGTGTTATAATAAACCTTCTTATTTCCTGTATTATTTATATTGATATATAAAGGATTGTCAGCAGTATAGTTATAAGTGTTTGAATTAGAAAATTTAACACCAACAATCGTTCCTGCTCTTAATTCCCATCCACTTGTATCTGAAAGTGCAACAACTTTTACCTGTTCACTAGCGGCTGTTGCACAAGTACCATAGAAAGATTTTCTATTATTTTGGTCATTATCAGCCGAAGAAGATAGCCAAACCCAATAAGTACCATCATACATATAATAATTAAGATAACCTGCTCTACCATATGCAGTAGTGATTGTGCCTGTATTTCCTGCTCCGCTATGAGTACCGCCATACCAAATATTCTTTGCTCCTGTGTTATTAACATTAAGAGTTATTGGATTAGCTGTGGCGTTTGCATAAGTATTTGTGCTTGTAAATCTTACTCCGATAACACCACCAACAGTTAATACAAAATTAGGTAAAGTAACAACCTTGTCTTTTGCATCTGCGGCTGTTGCACAAGTTCCATATCCACTTCCTATTGCGGGATGAAAATTCTTCGCATCATGAACCTCATAGGTTAAATCACCTGCTTTATCCATGAGCAACTTGATGCCTTTTTGCGCCACAGGGGATGTACTACCACTATAATTACGAACATACCAATATGAACCAATATTACCATTAGTAAAAACATGGGCTTCCAATCTATTGATAGTAAGATTATTTTTATCTGTAATAAAAAATGTTGTAGGATATTTTGTTGCTGTTACTCCATTGTCAGCCGCTTGTGCATCTATTCCTGTGTTTTTAGCTTGTAATGCCACCTCTGTAGCTGAAATAATACTGTTATTATCAGTTCGAACATAGTTTGTATTATTATTATCCGTACCATGTCCAAACCAAACCCATTGTGTACCATCATAGATGTAGTAAATATATCTATTAGCCTGTCCATAAGCATTGGTATTTGTTCCTGTGTTTCCACTTGTACCATTTGCAGTATTGTAATAGATGTTTTTAGCACCTGTATTATTTACATTAAGCTGTACAGGTGCGGCATTGGTTGAAGAATACGTATTGGTATTTGAGAATTTTACAGCAATACGAACACCCTTAACTAAGGTGAAACTACTGTCAACAGTAACTACCTTAATCTGTTCATTAGCGGCTGTTGCACAAGTTCCCATAAATAAATTGGAAGGATAAATCTGCATCCAATCACTTTGCCAACTTCCACCATTTTTTGTGCGAAACCATTTATAAGCACTATCTTTCTTATGTGCAACTCTTGTAAGTTCAAGGGTATAATAATCCCCATAGCCATACATAATATAAGAAAAAGCAATTTCACCCCCTGTAGGAGATAAAGAAGCCGCTAATTTCACTCTACCCGACGTATTATTAGGAATATCATCTAATGAAGTAATTGCTGTGGCGGTCAAATCCTGTTTAGCCAATATTCCACAATCTGTATCAATAAGTCGTCTATCACCATACCAAGAACCATTTTTATACCTATTCCATCTTAATTGGTTAGTTGTAAGGTTATATTTAAGCTGAAAAGCGTTGTTTAAATAAGGGGTATGAAGAACGATAGCACCCGAAGTATCTGCAACATAATCTGCTTGGGAAATAATTGGTGTTCTATCAACTGAAATAATACGATAGCTTGTTCCATCATACACAAAAACATATATCGTTGAACTATTTCCATAACCTGTTGTTTGTGCAATAGGGCTATTCTCTGAATAATACTTTACATTTTTTGCTCCTGTATTATTGATGTTTAAAGTTGCATTTGCGGGTAAAACTGCTGATAATTTTAAAGCAACAATCGCACCACTCTTTAACTGAAATCCACTTATTGTAGCTGTAATAGTAGAACCGCTTACAGTAGCTTCGGCATAACCATTTCCAATAGTAGCAGGAGTAATATCATCTGTTGAAGCGACCTGTTTCCAAGATTGCCAAGTAGATGAAGCGTATGGTCTTGACCTATACCAATCCATTCTTGTACCATAAGCACTTGTCGTGTTTTGGCAAGTAATCCGTTGTGTGATTTCAGAGTCAGTTCTTGTATAGGCTTTATCAACAATAAGCTTAAAGGATACAGTTACAGGGCAATTAGATAATGTCCTAGCTATATTAGTATGGTTGCATTGGTATGTTCCTTCGGTTGTATAAGTATCAAGGTCTTCATTATCTGTTATTTGATGTGAAGTATCGGGTTGTGAAAGATAATGCGCATTGTCTTGAAAATCATCAGTAGAAGCTATAGAAGTCCAATCATTCCAATTTGGTGTAACGCCACTATTATATCTACGTTTATATATTTTATTTGCAGTTGTTTCTATATAAATTTGAATAGCTATAGTTAAATTACTTTGATGTGATTGATACAATACAAGTAATTTACCACCTATTGTTGTAGGACAGTTAGACAAAGAAGAAGCAACAGTATCACTTGCGATTCTGTATGTTCCTGCAACAGTATAATTGTTTAAATCTGAATTAGCAGGTATTTCTATTCCTTGCTGTGTGATAAGGTCATCATAATCAGCAAGGAGTATATCTCCTTGCCATGCTCCATTCTTATACTTATTCCATGCCAATTTATTAGATTTAAGAAGGTATTTTACAGCAAACGCATTTGCATCATATCCTGCCAAAATCTGAATTGTTCCCGACGTATCTGCAACATAATTTAACTGACTTATTACAGGTGTTCTATCAAATGAAATAACACGATAGTTCGTCCCATCATAAATTAGCGTAAACAACTCATTGGTCATATTAGGAATATCTCTGCTTCTGATAGTATTATTGGCAAACCATAAAACAGGTTTAGCCCCTGTACCATTGATATTTAAGGTGGCGTTTACAGGCATTGCACCGCAAGTAATGGATACGATTGCACCTGTTTTAAGCGTGAACCCACCTATGGTAGCTGTAATCGCACTTCCATTTATTGTTCCTGTTCCGTAATAATTATCAGAGCCGCCAATACCGCCTTGTGTTAAATCAACCCAACCATACCAAGTTGTATTAAACTTAGTGCGATAATAAATATGTGGTTCGTGGTTGGCTAAAATAATCTGAGATAAGCCACCGTTTCCGTTAATAAGGACAAGTAACTTCGCACATAGCGGTGTGGGGCAATTTAAAAGTGTTTGAGCAACAGCATCACTAGGAATCATGTAATTTCCTGCGCTTGTATAATCATTTAAGTCTGCACCGCTAGGTATAGAATCACCTTCAAATTCAACCGTCTTGATAGCTTGTCTGAAATTAGTAGTATCATCTACTTGATAAGTCAGATTGCCCGACTTGTCCATGTTCCATTGAATGCCTTTTTGTGCGACTTGATTCCCTTCTAAGTCGTAATTTCTGACATAGATTTTAGCCCCGATATTACCATTTGGGTTTACAACAGATTCAAAACGGGTAATAATGCGTCCATCCCTATCAAGAATATTGTTTAAAGTAGGATAACGGGTAGAAGAAACATCATTGTCCGATTGAGATGCATCAAAATTTGTTTGAAGAGAAACAGTTTCTCCTTCAATAGTCTGATTAGAAGCTGATTTTTGAAAAAAAATACTCTTTAGTTTATTAACAATAGTGCTAAATAAAGTATTATGTTTTTTATCTTCTGAAACATCATAAAAAGGCAGATAATCGTCATCTGCCAATTCATCTGATAATTCGTCAATAGTCATATAAGCTTCATTTTTATTTACAGGGTCAAGTTGTCCTTCAATATGTTCACCCGCTTTGTTAGTTGCAGTTTCGTTTTGAAGAAGATTACTTTCATTAACAGTATCTCTACGGGTACTCATTATTACTTCACCATTGACACGGATTTCGTTTGTTGCCATATTCTCACCTCATTAAGTAGTTGGTTGTGGTTTAATTTCTAAAACTACAGTAATATTACTTTGCTGTGCTTCATAAGTTACTGTTACACTCCCAACACTTCCTGTCATAGCTGTATAACCAAGACCCGCTACAGAAGTATATACATCAATCATTGAAGTAGCTGTTATCAATTCAGAAGTAAATGTAACTGTGGTCTGTCCTGCGCTAAGTGTTTGTATAAGATAAGACGATTCGGGAGCAACTTTTAAATCAGATGACGTTTTATTTCCATTTAAAGTAACGCCATTTACAGAAGGTTTATTGTCAAGGTCGGAATAATCGCTCGTTCCACCACCACCGCCTTCGCCATATTCTTTCCACTGACTCCATGCGCTATTCCAATAAACTCTTTCGTAAAGCTTTGGTTCATGGTTTGGAATGTAGAATTGTACAATACCATTATTTCCATTATCAGAAACCAAAATCTTTCCGCTTAGATTGGCGGGTAAATTTGTAATCTGTCCTGCGGTTGTATCATCTGCAATATA